TACAGGACTTATCTTCGCAATGAGATCCAGATTCAACAACCAGTCTGGTACAGAAGCACTATTCAACGAAGCAGATTCAGCATTTTCAGGTCAGAACGAAGGATTCGACCTTACATGTGGATTCACTGCTACTGGTGCATGCAACGTTGGTTTGGGTACAACTGCACAATGTGGTTCTAATCCAGGACTTCTTAATGCAACTGCTGCTCAAACAAATGCTACCGACTACAACGTTGGTCAGGGTATGCGAACAGACGACGCTGAAGATTTAGGTACTTCTGGTGATAACTTCAACCAGATGGCATTCTCAATCGAGAAAGTAACCGTTACAGCGAAGTCCAGAGCATTAAAGGCAGAGTACAGTCTAGAATTAGCTCAAGACCTCAAAGCAATCCACGGATTGAATGCAGAGGCTGAGTTAGCAAACATTCTATCAACTGAGATTCTTGCTGAAATCAACAGAGAAGTTATTAGAACAATCTATAACGTCGCTGAACCAGGTGCTCAAGCAAACGTTGCTTCAGGTGGTACATTTGACCTAGACACAGACTCCAACGGAAGATGGAGTGTTGAGAAGTTCAAGGGTCTTATATTCCAAATCGAAAGAGACGCTAACGCTATCGCACAAAGAACTCGTCGTGGAAAGGGTAACATGATCCTATGTTCCGCAGACGTTGCTTCAGCATTAACAATGGCAGGTGTACTTGATTACACTCCAGCACTTAATGCTAACTTAAACGTAGACGACACAGGCAATACATTTGCTGGTGTGTTACAAGGTAAGTACAGAGTGTACATTGACCCATTTGCTGCTAACGTATCTGCTAACCAGTACTACGTTATCGGTTACAAGGGTTCATCTCCTTATGACGCTGGATTATTCTACTGTCCATACGTTCCTCTACAAATGGTTAGAGCAGTTGGTCAGGATACATTCCAACCAAAAATTGGATTCAAGACAAGATATGGTATTGTCGAGAACCCATTCTCTCAAGGTGACGCAACAAACCAAGGACTTGGAGTTCTTACACGTAACAAGAACCGTTACTACAGAAGAGTTAAGGTTACAAACCTTATGTAATAAATATCTCAGTTCGAGATGGATCAGAGACCCGAAAGGGTCTCTTTTTTTGTCAAGATACGCTAACAAATAAATACTTACTCAGTTTGGAGTAGGTAATGTTACGCATAGGGTGGGAACCCCCAGAAGTTCCCGAATACGATCCAGAGGTTCATAATCCAGAAAAAGTCTTTGCATTTCTGTGTTATAGGGGAGTATACTATGCAAAATGGGTATATCTGAATATTTTTATAGAAGGTTCCTCTTGGAATCTAAATAATCCAAGAAAAGATGATAAGAGACCTAGTTAAATCTGACGACAGTATTTTACACCGCAAAATTCTACCTTGCGGTGTTAACTGTGACCGCCATTTTATATCAAAAACATTAATTGAAAATATGTTACATTATGAGGGAGTTGGTCTTTCTGCAAATCAAATTGGCATGGATACAAGAGCATTTGCAATGATTAGAGACGTAGAGTATAATGATATTATTGTATGTTTTAATCCAAAGATAACTAAAAAATATGATGAGTGTGTAGATTTTGAGGAGGGTTGTTTGTCATATCCCGATAAATTTATAAATGTGAAAAGACCAGATAAAATTGATGTAATGTACGAAGATGAGGAAGGTGGAGAACATAAAATTAAACTTGAGGGTTTTGCATCAAGAGTTTTTCAGCACGAGTATGATCATTTGGAAGGAATTGATTTTACTCAAAGATAATAAATAATCAAAAAGATAATGACTAATTCGGCATTCGGAAAGCAAATACAAAATAGAAATTTTCTATCAGGAGTAGCGTTTAAGTTTAACTTGACAAAGTTTCCGAAGGTTGACTTTTTCTCAAATTCTGCTAGAATACCAGAGTTGAACCTCGAACTTACTCGTCAACCATCATACCTAAAAAACATTGATATACCTGGTGAAAGATTGACATATGGTGATTTAACACTTCGTTTTTTAGTTGATGAGAATATGGAGAATTATATTTCTGTCTATAATTGGTTAAAAGGTTTAGGGTTTCCAGAGTCAACTCAACAATTTGCAGATATTATAAAAGATAAAGATGGGCAAAGAGATCCTAAAGAAGCATTTTGTGATGGCACTTTAAGAATTCTAAACAGTAACTATCGTGAAGTAGCAAAAGTTAAGTTTAATGATTTATTTCCAATATCCTTGACATCTCTTGATTTTGATGCTACAAATACAGATGTACAATACTTTACAGCAGAGGCAACTTTTAAGTATACTATTTACAACATATCAGCAAGTAATTAATGGATCTTGAAAAAATTCAGGCAATGTGGGAGAAAGATTCTCATATTGACCCTGATAATCTACATGATGAATCACTCAAAATACCACAACTTCACTCAAAGTATTACACACTCTACAATACAATTACTTTGTTGAGGGAGAAGGCAAGAGAGCAATATAGTAAAGTTAGATTGGAGAGATATAATTATTACACTGGTAAAGCAACAGCAGAAGTATATGCAGAAGAACCATTTCCATATAAGGTTCGTGAAAAAGATGCTATCCAAAGACATTTAGATGCAGATGATAAGATGAATAAAATTGATATGAAGATTAAATATTATGATGTAATGCTCAAGTTCCTTGAAGAAATTATACGAGCAATATCGAATCGAACATATCAGATTAAAAACGCAATTGAATGGAATAAGTTTCAAGCAGGGTTTGGATAATATAAATACCTGAGTAGAATTAATAATACTATGAAACCTACACCAAGAGAAGCAAAACTAATTCACGAGAAGTATGATAAAGTCGTGAAACATTTAATTGATGAGAAGTATGCTGTTGATAAAGATGCAGCAGATAAAATTATCTCACGAATGAGTCAAGACTGGTACGATACTATCGCAGAATAATGAAAACATTCCAACAATTTCAAGAGAGTATTGGTAAATTAAGAATTTTACCAACCTTAGTTAAGGGTGCTATTGCAACTTATGGTGTTAAAAAGGGTGCAGAGTATCTTGGAAAGAAAAAAGGTGAGTCTGAGATCAAGAAAGTACAACCTAAATCCAAGTATAAAAAGTATGAAAATCCTGGTGATGGTTCTATACCTGGTAGATATAAAGACGAATCTTTAAGGGATTATAATATAAGAAGAAATAAAGGATTACAAGATGCTATCAATAAATCATAATATGAAACACATTATTAATCGTGCTGACATCATCGGTGGTCTAAAGTCAGTAGAGCTAGCGAAGAAAAATCCTCAGTATTATCAACCAGGTGTGGGTGTAACTAAAGACTTTAAGTTAAAAAAATGAAAACTTACAAAGAATTTATTACTGAACTGAACAAGTTTGAGAGATTTCTACTCAAACAAGGGGTTAAGGCGATAAAAAAACTTAATCCAAGACAATCATTAAAGTCAATTAAAAAAAGTGCACTTCGCACTACTAAAAATTTAAGAAGTGATGCTGATAATCCATTTGTATCACCTCGCAGAGAAGCAGAAAATTTGGTAAAACAATTTCAAGATACAGTGCCTGGTCAAAAAGGTAAAAATATAATGAAAACTAAATTGGGAAAATTTATCAATTATGATCCAACCAGAGTGAGACAGGGTGACGATGTTACAGCAGCTTCTGGTGCATTTACGATGAGAGGTCAGAGTAAAGCAGCGAATAGATTTATGGATAAGCAGTTAAAAGCAGCAGGTAAAGCAGGTGAAGACGGAAGAACTATACTAAAAAATATAGGCGATCAACATAGTGCAATATACAAAGCACCTGGTTTTAAGGGTAATCCCCACAGATGCAAAGATTGATTCAGTATTTCCTAAAAATAAATTAGGTGCACCAACTACAACCAATTTACCTAAAGGTGCTGTACCTGATGCAGAAAAGAAACTAAAAGCAAAGAGTAAAATTCAAAAATTTATTCGTAAAAAGAAAAAGTAGATGAAAACTTTTAAGCAACTACAAGAAAGTATTGGTAAGGCTTTAGCAAAGTTTGGTACTACAGGGTTGCGTAAAGTTGCATCACAGACAGTAAAAAAAGGAGGCACGAAAAAAATATTAGATGCTACCGCAAGAAGAGCGAAGATGGATAAATTGATTACCAAGCAACAGAAAAGATTATTAAATATTCGTCAGAGAGAAACTACATCTTTTAATAATCCAAATATGGTGAAGTATAAGAAAACTCATAAGTTTGGATCCAGAAAGAAACCAGACGGTACTTACGAGTACAAACAAAAAAACAAATTTCCAAATTTTACAATTTACCAAAATCCAATCGGTTATCATAGCAAGAGAGGTATAATAAATCCAAAATCTACAAGTCAATCAAAACCATATTATGATCCTATTTCACGTAAAAAATTTACTGGTATAAATCTTCCTGAAAAAATACCACCAAAAGTTAAAAAGAAACTTGATACCTTAGATAATTTACAAGGTAATATGGATTTTCAGGTTCAGAGAACACAACAAATAAAAACTGGATCAAAAAAACCTTTAAATTATAGACGCACTCAAGGTGGTAAAGGTCTTGATACGACTGATCCATTTCCAGGTTATACCCCTCAAGATGCTCAACAAGAATTTGGTAAATTTAAGGGTGGTGAATATGCACCAAAAATAAGTGGAAAGGGTATCACATCATATTATGGAAAAGTGGGTGGATATTATGGAAAGGGTAATAAAGCAAGAAGAAGAGCAGGTAAAGAAGTTAAAGACGCTAAATTTCCTAAAATTGGAAGACAACAATATAGGGCACAATCAGCAGGATTATTGGATGGTGGAGACTTTAAAGTAAGACCTGGTGCTCATATTGGTAGATTGGTTG